CAGGGCTTTCAAACTGGTCAACGGACGCAGTTGGTGCAGCTTTCACGATTTGCGATTCCGCAGACCGATTTGCTTGCTCTCTTTCCCACTTACGTTGCTCTCTTGCGAGGCGTTTGCCGATCATCGCGTCAATTTCAGCCTGGGAGTACTTCTTTTCCTCTGTGGCTTGTTCGACTTGGTTCTCAGCGACTTCCGGCGTACTTTCAGCAACTTCAGGTGTGGCCGTCACATCCGTGGTTGGCGCGGAGTCTACTTCCGCTAGGGCTTGGACTTCTTCAGTCATTTATGAATCCTAAGATTCCTCGGTGAACCTCGCCGATACGGTTGTTTTCAGCATTATGCTGGAATTTCTACCCATGGTAAAGCAGGCTCAGATTCTTTTTGAGCCAACTGGCGTGCGATCTGGCCAGCTACTTGTGCTTCACCTTCGTCTTTTAAAAGGTTTGTAACGGATTGCTCATTACTATCAATATCTTTCCAAGTAACAACTTCAGGTGCAAAACACCAGTCAAGCACTTGTTGTTCTGTCAATTGATCAAAAGGAATAAAACTGTCGCCACGAACTAGATTGCGAGTGTAGCCAGCAGACGCTGACAAATCACCATCTGTGCCTGTGACCGCTAAACTGACCTTAACAATTAAATTGTCTTGGGCAACTTGTACTTTGTTTATTTTCCATTTGTATTCCATGATATTTTCCTTTAAGTTTGTAATTAAACACGCACTAAAACTGCTTCAAAGCGGCTTGCTTCTGAAGGTGAAGATGCCACGCCAAAGGTCAAAGTTGTTCCAACAGCGTAGCCCCAAATTTCAATGTAGTCGGTTGAGCCATTTAAAAAGACAAGGCACGAACCATTCAAAATAATTGGGCTAGACACAGAGCCTTGCCAAGAATTTAATCTTTGGTATTCCGATGCGTTTTTATACAAAGAAACATACGCAGAAGTCAGCGTTGCATTGCCAAAATAAACTTTTGTGTTTATTTGGTAGTAGCCAGAAATTAAAGGTAGAAACCTGTAGCTTCCACCAATCCAACCCCCAGCGGTATCAAAAGTTCCTGTGTCAAAAGTTACTTTTGTTGGTGTAGCCGTTGTAACAGATTGATTTAAATTTTGGTATATGCTTAATACGGGTATGTTGTAGGGAAGAATAGTCTGATTGCTTAAATTTGATACAGCGGTAACAGCATAATCATTAACTACAACTTTACTGTTGCCAGTAAATCTGTGTAGTTTTTGAGCCGAGTAGTTGCCTAAAGAATTTGAATTTTCTGCAACTTCCCAAAACACAGCTTCTGCCCCTGACGGAACAGTTCCACCAAAATAGTTTGATAAAACGTTAACGCCTAAATGACCACCAAGAGTTAAGTCAATATCCAAAGGACTACCTTCAAAATAGTTTCCTTGAATTGTTAAACCTTGCGATCCATTTACAACAATTGGGCCGCCTGACATTCCTTCAATTGTGTTTTGCACAAAACTACAACCAACAGCGCTTACTAACTTGAAGCACTCGCCGCCAGCTTCAAACAAACAACCGTGAACTTTAATGTCAAAACTTGTAAAAAGAGAGCCAAAAAATGTGCCCGCCCATCTACGGCCTTGACAGTTAAAGAAGTAAATGCTTTGCGTAAGTTTGCCAGCGCCTGTAACAGTCAAGCATTTAATTTTTCTAAACGAGCAACCAACAAATTGAGTTCTGATGTATTTGTTTCCATCAAGAACATAGGCTGATAACGCGCTGTCGTTTGTTTCAAAAATTAAGTTTTCAAATTTTACTAATTGCGTTACGCCAGCAGCAACGTAAGGCAAACTAGATGAAAACATATTTATGGCGGTAGTTACCACCAAGCCGCCACCATTGTCAGATGAAATGGTAAAGAAGTTATCTGCCGCAGCGCTATCTACTGCTCTGTTGATGTTTAACGAGGCCGTTATACGAGACAAGCCTGGAATCACCATGTCTCTTTTGTTTGTGATACAAAAATCTATTGCGGCTTGGATTGCTGCTGTGTCATCAGTACCACTTGTTCCATTCCAATCACAAGCTGCACCAAAATCCATCACATTAACGGGCGATCCGTTAATCATTGAATAAGAGACTTTTGTAAGAGACATAATTTATTCCTTAGACAGAATACTGTCCGCTAACAATGATACGGGCAGAATTTCCAAAAATAGCATTAGACGCTGAAGAAGCTCCAGCAGCGGTAAGACTTTGCATTGTTACTGAATTTGCACCATTGTTAATATATCCAGTTAAAAATGTAACTGATGATGCAATGCTTGAGAAAAAGCCTAGCGATATGGTTGAAAAATGACCAGCGTTAGGAAGTGTTCCTAGAACAAAAGTTGTTGTGCTTCCGTTACCCAGCGAATTGATTTCCAACTCACACTGGAAAGTCACCAATCGGCCTACTCTTGTGTAGCGGCCTGTTTGGGTTGTGTATGTTGTTGTTGTCGCGCCTGAAAGTGTAGGTGTGAAAGTACCTTCTTCATACCAATTCAGCAACTGGCTTGTCATTCCAGCTTGCGGGGTGTTGGCGGTGAAATTGACACCTTTGGCGGCTGTGCCTTGAACAAAATTATCAGTGAATGTGCCGCCAGCCGAACCAACTGCTCGACCCGCAGTCAAATTTGCAACAGATACTTGAACAGTTGCGCCAGATTGAACAATTGGCAGTACTTCAGTACCGGCAAGGGGAGTTGATGCACTTGTTAGCGCGGAGATTTTTTTATCAGCCATGATTTAACTCCAATTAGATGTACATAACTTCAATTTTTGAAGTGATCGGTGGTGCTTCAGAAAATATTAATGCCGTGCTGCTAACAGAATATGTATTTTTGTTTTGGTATACACCATTAATATAAACAAATGTTGAATTTTCATTGTTTGGGGCGGAAGACAAAGTAAAACTAACTGTTGTTCCGTCGCCTGTAAAATTCTGAGGTGTATACGACCCTGATCCTGCCGCGACAACATTGTCGTATGTTGCAATCAAAACATCGTTTGAATCTTTTAAAACAAACTTATAAGACGCTGATGTAATCCAAATTTGACCGCCGTTAGGAACTCGGCCAGCAGCATCCAAAATAATTGGATTTGTACGAGCAACATTTCCTGCGCTAGTTGTATAGCTAACTAAAGGTGTTGTTGTGCCAGCCGCATATGTGTACAACTTACCGCCGGTCAAAACTGCGCCAGTGTTGGTAAAAAACTGGGCCGCAACGCCGCCCACAGGGGAGAGAAATACGGCCATGATTAACCTTAGCTGTAATAAGAAATATTTAGCTTTGCACTTGCAGACTGTTCAATAAAACGAATCTTAGTTAGGTCGCCGTCATATTGCAACGGCACGCCAATTGCTAAAGGCATACCGACAGAAGCTGTAGGAGCTGTACCGTCATCACGCCACCGCACTGGAGCGCCTTCAGCAATAATTAAGGCAAAAACAGGCCTAGCATTTAGTCCCTCGGGCGCCAAAGTTGGCACTGTCAATACAACGGATGATGAAACAGTTGCGATTTGCTGATACCCAAAACAAGTGGTTACAGCTTTAATATTCATAGTCATTTAAAATCTCCTTGGTTGGGTAAAAGACCTTAGTTGGTAAGTGTACTCGTTTCCGCCAACAACGGGAGAAATTCCAAAATCCCAACCGTCAGCATTCCCTGCATCAATATTGCCTTGGTCAACATAAGCGTTCCATGTAGCTCCGCCCGTAGCGTTGCTGTCCTGAATAGTCAAATAGCTAACGCTAACCGTGCCTGTTGCTTGAAACAACGTAGCCTGAGATCCCGCCAAAGTACTTTGAAGAAACTTTTGGTTTGTACCAGATGTGGCAAAACCGCCAACGGTGCTGGTTACACCATTTTTAAGTTGCAATGTGCCATTTGTCATTGTCAACGTACCTGTCAAAGCCAAAGCATCTTGCATGGCCCATGTGCCGCCAATGCCGTTAAAGTTAAAACCACCACCATAAGTCAAACTATTTGTTCGGATAGTTTTAGCGCCTGATGTGGCTGCAAAAGTAATTGTTGCGGTTCCTGTAATGGAGGTTGCGCCGCCAAAATTCACATCCCCGTAAAATGTTTTTGTACTTGGAATATCAATTGTTCCAGTAAACCCTGTGAAGTTAATATTTTTTGCCGCGCCGCCTGTGCCAGACAAAGACACTATGTCTGAGCCAGCAGTAATCTCAAAATTTATGGCGTTAGCTTCTGACAGTGCGCCAGTACCGAAGGTCAAGGTTCGTGTTCCTGCGCCGCCATTGGTGGCTTGAACAAGTGATGTTCCAGTAGATGTAAAGTTGGCAATAGTACCTGTTGTAAAAATAATGCCAGAAGTGGAGATTAGAACAATCTTGCCCGTCGATCCAAACGCTAACGTCCTGACGTTGCTGTTGGTCGAGCTAAAAATACCAGTGGTCAGCGTATAACCAGCCAAATCCAATGTGCCGTTGGTTAATGTGCAGGTACGAACACCAGAAGTCAATGCAGCTTGAAGTTGCCAAGTACCGCCTACACCGTTGAATGTAAATGGACGGTCAAAAGTTACGCCAGCGGTGTTGATTGTTTTTGTGCCAGAGGTGGCGGCAAAGGTCAATACGTTAGCGCCAGAAGTCGTCATTCCAGAGGTGGAAGCCTTTAAATTACCGTAAATTGTGATTGCCGTGCCCGCAATTGCTCCTCCATATCCAGTTGGATTTGTACCATCGGTAAAGTCTAGGTCACGATACCCGCCAGCAGTAAGGGTTAAAGTGCCAGTTCCAGCAGTAATTCTGAACGAGATACTGTTTGCTTCAGTAACTGCCGTAGGTGTAATCGTTCTCGATGTCGCACTTGAGTTGGTGCAAATAATCAAAGGCGTACCTGTGACCGTCATGGTCGTAGCGCCAGTGAAGATCGTGCCCGTGCTGTTCAGTGAGATCGTGTTTGTGCCAAAGGCCAGCGTGCCCGTGAAGCCTGTGCAAGTTAGGGTCTGAATGTCTGGGCTGATGTCGAGAGTAACGCTACCAGAGCCAGAGTTGGCGTCTATTGTTGCGGTGTCACCCGAACTAGGGACAGCTATACCGCCTATGCCCCCAGAGGTCAGCGCCCAGTTGCTTGCGCTGTTCCAGTTACCTGTACCGCCCGTTACCCAAAAGTATGCGGCCATGCTTATTCCTCAATAGGTTCGTCAACAACAACTGGTGGATTTTTCACAAAATCATCCCACTTGTCGTATCTGGCTTGTTTCATAGCCTCGATCTCAGCATCAGTTAAGCCGTGGTCATCCGCCAAATGCAAAGCATCTGTAAAGCCGTTGATGGTGAAATCAATTTTGATCATGCCAAGAATTTCAATTTGTACAAAGTCCGGAGATATATCTCAACGATATTATCTATCAATTGTTGAAGCGATGAGTCAGATTTATCACACACATCGTATCTTGCGGCTTCGATTTCGGCAAGTGAATCCTGCAAGAATTCAGTGATGTTAGCCGTCTTCTTGGCCGAATTCAAGGTAATTGGGCCAATTAGACCATACCGGCCTTGATAGGTTTCGGCAAAGTCATCAGCCGCACCAATGATGCGGTTGTAGAAGATGTTAAGCGCTTCGTGCTTGCTAAAACTGCGAGTGTTCAGGTGTACGGAATGTGCAACATCCCGCGCCAAGAACAGCAAGCCTAAAAATTCATTTGCTTTCATTGTGGCATTCCCATTTGTTGTTGTGGGGGTGTCATTTGAGGTTCCATCTCCATGGGCATGGATTCCTCACGCATTTCAGGCATCTGGTTCATCATGCTCTGCGACTCCATGGCCGCAGCGACAACACCCATGGCAATGTCTTGGATTTGTTCTTCAGTCATACCAGCCTGCACAGCAGCGATCCGCTTGGTTTCGGCATCATAAGCCTTAATCTGAGCCTCAAAGTCCTTGCGCTCCAAGTCTTGCATCTCAATAGATTTGCCGACATTCTGGATCATCTGGTACATCTGCTCCATTTCAGCGCCCATGGCCTGAATCTGTTGCTGCGCTGCCTGCAAGGCTGGGTCTTCGTCACCATCTTCCAAGAACTTGGGATCAATGGTCTTGGCAAAGCGCTTGGCCATTTCCTGTGCGCCAGGCCAGTCCATGTTCTTGACAAACAAGTCGCCAGCCACAGACCACAGTTGGGGATTGCCTTGCAACAGCTGCGCCATGGCTTCCAATGCTTCTTGGCGCTTGGTTGCGTAGCCTGGGCCAGTTGTGGCCACCACATCGTACTTGCCAACGCCTGGGTTGTAGATCTTTTCGATCACAATACCCTGCTCGTTGACAATTTTGTTGACGGGTTGGGGTTGGTCAGGGTTGATCTTGACCATCTTAGTCTCGCCGTCTTCACCAATGATGCGAGCAATGCGTTGTGTGTCGTAAATCTTGGGGATCAAGTCCACCAACTGACGGGCCACATGGCGCACGGCACGGGTCAGGTTATCCCCGTAATGGAAAGTACCTACATCACCCTCACGCTGACGAGCCAGAATGGCTCTGCCAGAGCGTTCGTTGCCGCCAATGCCAAGAGAAGCATTGTATTGGCCGGTTGTGGACTTAATGTCCTCAGATGCGCCTGCCTTGGCCTGCAATAGCCCGCTGGAGGCCATTGGCGGCTGCGCCCGCTGGGGTAGTGGCAGAACCGCGCCTTGGCCGTCTGTAACATCAGGATTGACCTCCAGATAAGGCCAGTTGTTTGTGTTGGCTGTCTTCCACTTGTCCTCATAGCCCTCGAATTGGCCACCATAGCCAATGAACGGGGCCTTGGGAGCCAGAGCCAGCATCTCAGCTTCCTGAGACACCCAGTAGTTGTACATGCGCTGGGCATCTTTGGCGTTTCGCACTAAGCCAGAGATGTAAATACGGCCATCAACTTCAAATTCGTTGCCGATCACACGGATCACGGGGATCCATTTGCCAGCCCACTCTTTTTGTTCAAGGATTTCATATCCGTTGATCTTGCAGTACATCACCCGTGGGCGCTCAGATATGCGGCTTTTGATTGGCTTGCCAAACATGTCCTTGAGCATCTTGTCTTCAGGCGTGCCTTCAAAGGCCGACTGGTTGCCAGGGTACAAATTCAGCTTGGTTTTGTCGTAGTCAATGTAGTAATAACTGGCAATACGCACAGTGTCTTCGTTGAGCCAGTTGCTGATTGACTGATCGCCTACACCAAGGGATTGAAGCGTAGAGATAGGCGCAGCATCTGGATACTGGCGCTCGTATTCTGCTTTTGTCAGGTCTTCGGTAATAAAGCAATACTTGGCATCCGCGCCCGTTGGGTCTTGGATTAGCGGATCCATGTAGACCGAGAAGCTGTTGCGAATTCGGCCAATCTTAATGTCCTGATCGAATGTGTTTTCGTCACAGTACTCGGTCATCAGGGTGATGTAACCCTCGCCATAGGACACCTGATTCTCGCAGGCCGTGTCGTATGCCACGTCAGCATCAGAGATGTACTCAATGTGGCGAATCATGCCGTTGAAAATCTCAGCCACTTCCACGTCAGCGTTGTCATCGACTGGGATGACCTTTGCGCCTGGGCGGTTCTGACGCATATCGTTCGTCACTTGACGAACATGCTGCGGCAGTTTGTTAATTGTAAGTGTTGGGCGTGCGTTGATCGTCTGACCCTGCACCGCACCACGAGTGGCCAAAACGTCAGCAGGCCACTGCCAGTGGTTGTCAGGTGATCCGGCATAAAAGCGCAGATCGTCTATCTCATCTTCACGGCTCTCGGCCAGTGCAGAGACTGCCATGTCCAACCGAGCGCGGGCGGTTGTCAGAATGTCTGAGTCAGACTTTGGTGGTTTGCCGCCAGCCGCTACATTAGCCGCCGCGACCATTCCGGTTGGATCAGCCATTATTTTTTCTTCTTTTCTGCTTCACGTTTGACTGAATACGCAATGGCAACGGCCTGCTTGACGGGCTTGCCAGCTTTAACTTCAGCTTTGACGTTCTTGCGAAAGGCTTCGGGTGATTTTGATTTAACCAGTGGCATGATTATTTCTTTTTCGCTGTTTTGGCAGACTCTTTAAAATCTTTGGCAGAAGGCGCTGCCTTGCTGCCAGGCTTGTTCATCTTTTCGCCAGAGCCAGCTTTGATGCGTGCTTGCTTTGCGTGAATGTTGGCATAAAGCCCAGGTTTGGTAGCCATATCAACACTTCCATCGTTTAAGAGCTGCTTTAGCGCGTTCGCCATCTTTGGCGTTGGCCGCTACTGCGCCCATTCTTGCACAAAATGAATCCTTGCGCCCCTGATCTGCTTTTGTTTTTGGATTAGGCGCTGGCGCCTTAAGATTGCTGCCAGTTTCTCGATTGTACTTCTCGCGCCCTTTGGCGGTCAAGCCAGCACCTTTGCTAACCGGCAGTTTTTCGCCACGGCCAACGCTTAAGGAGACATTTTTTTTGGTAGCCATGATTATGATCCCATCCAAGAAGTTGCAACAGCCGTGCGGTCAGAATATGCGCGGGTTCTTTCCTTCGCAGTATATTCCCTGTGAGCCACGGGAAACGCAAATGTAACGCATATTGCATCAGCTGCGTCAGGAGATGCAAGGCCCCTAGCCTTCATGTCCTTCTTTGACTCCAAAAATATAGTGCCCCTAGAATCTGGCTTGATCATAGGCGAAACCAAATCAGTTTTCAAGAACCTATCCTTCGGAATACTTGCGGTTCTTAACCATTCCTTCATTTTTCCCCACATTTCGGCCCTTTTATTGCCATACATGATCGGATTTGCCGACTTATTTCCAAAGTTGACACCCTTGATCTTGTACCTTTGCTCTTTCAGGCGGTCAACAATGCCAGCGCCAAGCCCGCCTTCATCGATGACCACTAGGGCAGGGCTGAATTCCTCGATGGCCTCGATGATGTGGCCAACTACAGTCATGGTGTCATCGCCTCGATGCCTGTCAATGCGCACAATGTCGCGCCCTTGCCTAATTGCAATCACCGTTGCGTCAGCACCAAAGCGTGCAGGGTCAACTCCAATGATGATTGGCGCAGTCTGATCCTTGTATTTGGGCCGTGCCATGGCCTCATCCACAATGTCTGCCGGTATGAACTGGTCATCACCCTCAGACGGGAACATGCCATAGACCTCAACATGGGCTTGTGAGCTGTCGGGGCCGTATTCGTCAATAATATTTTGATAGACTTGCTTGTCCGTGCCTTCTACGGTGCGTGCGTCCACCACCTTATTGCTCCAAAAGTCGCGCTTGGAGTTAAAGCACTCATAAAAATAACCAGTGTTTCGGCGTGGATTGGAAAAAGCCAGCCAAAGGCGGTTCGGTGTGTTCTCGGTAAAGAAACCAGCCGTCACAGCCCAGATTGAGTCGTCAATACCGCTGGCCTCGTCAAAAATCACCATCACACCATCAAAGTTGTGGACACCAGCGTAAGCATCTGGGTTCTCTGCTGACCACAGGCGGCCCTCAACAGCCCAATACCGTGTGCCTTTTTTAAGGTCTTTTTCAACCAGTTCAGTCAGCCATGTCGCCGGCGTGATCTTGGTGGCCGCAACCTCAAACCAGTGGCTGTTGATGCTCATGGCCAACCACTTTGTGATCTCGGCCCATGTGACCGCACGCAGCTGGGCTTCGCTGTTGGCCGAGATGATAGTCGTTGAGCCGATGCGTGTGGACAACATCCAGATGGTAAGCCAACTGACTAAGGCAGACTTGCCAATACCACGGCCAGAAGACACCGCACTGCGCAGGGTGTTGAAGTCTACTTTGCCCTGGTTGTTTTTGATGTGCTGGGTGATTTCACGCAAGACTTCGCGTTGCCACTTGCGTGGGCCTTTGAAGTTTTGAAGGGGTGTATTTTCCTGACCCCAAGGGAAGGCAAACAGCACAAACGCCTCTGGGTCATCGGCAATGGCCGGCGTCCACAGAGTGGCCATCAACTCTTGTTCGTCTTCGGGCTTGTAAATTGTGGTTTGCATTGAGGGGGATGGTAATTGATTTTTTGAAAAAATAAAATAAAAAATGTTCGCGGGGCTACCGTTCCTGTGACCTTTTCCCGCCGGCCCTACCCCCTCCCCCATGGCCGGCTGGCGGCCTGTGGGCGCTTGTCCACAGGGGTTTGTCCACAGTTGTCCACAGTTGCCTGTGGATAACTCAAACTGTAATGCCTGAGTAGTATTTTTTCTGTGGATAACTTAGGGTCAACTTAACATAATGGTCATTGTATAAAGTGGACGATGCTTTTCTGCTTTCCGAGCCTTCTTTTCGTTGCGTTTACGCAACGTGCGCGCGTGCGCGTAACCGTACAATTTTTATGCAAAAAGCGCATAACTTTCCCGATTACGCCTGCTTTGCTTCCACATCTACCACGTTACTGTTATCCATCAACACGCGCTGTTTGGCTTGTGTCAGCGCATCCATGACGCTAATCCTGTGATCGGTCACGGCAACATCAATGCGGTCACCGTAGGTTTTCGGTTTAAGTTTTGCAGCAACCCATTTGCGTGCTTCAACTTGCAGACGTTTCTGTTGAACCCAAGCACTGGCCATAGAGCCTTCTAAACCGTCTGGAAGCTCTTTGTCTGACAACTCAATGATTTCCTCTGCCAAACGGTCTGCGCGGTCTTCTACGGCCTTTTCGTAAGCCGCCCTGAACTCTGGGTTGTTCTTGATCATTTGACGCGCCAGCGAGTAACTGGGCATTCCCTCGGTTCTGAGGGTGCTAGTCAGGCTTTTGCCTTCTGAGATGCCGCGCAGGATATTTTGCCAAGCCTCATGTTCTGCCGGAAACAAAGCTGGACGGCCTGGGCCTTCTCTTTGCACTGTCATTTCTGACGCCAAGTTATCAGTCACTTGTAAACTCCTTAAAAAAAGAAGGTACTCACACCAACTGGCGCTTTCCCCGAAGGTGCGGCAATGGCAACTGCGCACACCGTCATGTTATCACCTCAATCTCAACCTTGTACACATTCGGCCCACCAGACCTTTGGTTGTACTGCCACTCAATCATGCTGCTCCCATCATCAACGCCAAGCCAGTCAGCCACCCCGTCCCTCACCGCTTTGAACCCAGACTGCAAGTTGTCGCCGTCCAGCTTCCTTGGAGCCACCCTAGTCAACACCACGGTGACTGGCAGTATCTCCACGCCATAGGACTGTGCAACAGCTGCCAA